CTTCAATGAATACTCTGTCTTCAGCAAGTGCCTTAACTTCATACCATCTATCGTTTAACCCTAAAAAGTCCTGTGGATTTGGAATTGTATTAAATTGAGTCCCATCTTTTAAAAGGACACTTGTTATACCTAAAACATTTTTCTCAGGTAAAAATAACTCAAAGAAAGGTCTAACATCACCAGCATTTATAATTCTTTTATAAACTTTTGTAATACCATTAACAACCAACTCTCGTTTTGTTATTGTGTAATTTATTAAAACATTATTACTATTGAAGTTAGGTATTTTTAATCTATTTGGAAATCCTTGAGAATTATATGGACTCGCAAAATCTATATCGTACACATTTTCAAATGCTTGTCCCGCACCTTGTATCTGTGAACCACGATACAAAATTCCAAGATATCTTTCATCCTCCTTATCCCCAAACGCCGGAACGGTTATTGAAAAATCAACAAGAGACACTGACGGTCTTAATCCGGGAATCTTTAACCCATAGGTTCTGGCAATATTATATATTGAAGATTTTTGCTGAGCATAAAGTAATACAGTTTCCTGTATACTCCTATCAATATGATAGTGTAAGTTATCTGCAACCGCAGCGTTTAAATCCAAGAAAACTGAGAATACCGAAGCATCACTAAAATCTTGAATTAAATCGGGGTAATAAGCACGAACATAATTATAAAGTTCCAACCTTATTCCTTCAAAATCCCTAACTGTATATGATATTTTTTTTGCCATTATTATTAAATATTTATTATTACAAAATCACTTTGAGAGAAAGTTGCCGAGTCCGTAGAATAATCAATCCTGATTTTTGCCGTATAGTCCGCAGTACCTTTACCCGGTACTCTAAAAATATATGGTAATTCGTCAGATTTTATATTTTGAGCCCCAATTGGACCTTCATCCTCAACACTAGCCGGTTCTATCGTTATACTATTAACAATTAAATTCGGCATAAAAGAACTTATTGCGTCTCTAATGTCTGTCTCTATCGCACTAAAAGTTAAACTATCAAAAGGTTCAAATATAAATTCATATATTCTTGTTCCAAATGTTGGTAAATAATAACGACTACCTCTTCTAGTTAAAATTAAATGCAGTAGTGCAGCCCTAACCTCATCTTTTTGAAATTCCGTTAATTGTAAATAATCTCCTTTTCTAGAATCTCTAAATGGAAAATTTATACCATATGTTATACCTTCTGCCATACAGATAAATATATCGACATTATTTTTTTATTGTAGTATTCCCTTTTTGATGCTCGGGATAAAAAGGACAATGTTTGCATCCGTTACCACAACAGTATCCCCTATCAATATGATATTGTTCCGTAAACACTAATCTTGTCTCATCCATATAATAATGAGAAGGGAGAAGTTTTACCTTCTCCCCATCTTGTTTTTCTTTTTTCATAACTACTTTATTTCACATCCAGCAGCTCCACAAGCAATTTCTCCACTTAAATTTGTATCATCATCCATTTCAACAATGTTAGATAAATCAACATCTTTTAATGTTTCCATTAGTTTTTCATATTCTTCCTTAGTACAATCGGTAAAAGGTGCTTGAACGTATGAGCCATTATCATAGGGTAAAACTGACAAGCCATTGTAGTGCTCCCGTTCAGTCCACATCCATTCACCAACCGCAGGCCATTCGTGTTCTCTTATTGATATTGTCGCAGATACGTTATGAGAATTACTACCGTTTCTATGTCCCGGTTTAATCCATTCCATATGTACCTTTTTAACTCTCTCCAATAATTGAATTGGTGATTCGTTTCTCAAAATAGAACCTTCCGGAGCTTTTTGTGGGATACCAATAACCGCAGTGTCGTGTGGACGGAAGTACTCATCTTCAATTAGTTCAGGATGATTGTCTCTTAGATAAGTGTAAATCGCTTCATTCTTTCCAACCCTAACTCTACGAATGTAGTAGTCATTGTGCCAAGCGTGAATACCTGATGATGTTCCAAGTGTTAAAGAGGTTGTACCCGCAGGTTTAACCGTAGTTGTTCTTGCCGACTTATTAATACCTAATAACCCCGCAACTCTTTCATTCTCAACTTTAACAATTTTAGCCCCCGCTTTCATATCTAAACCTAACACAGCTCCTGAACCAATGCCCGTCATTGATACACCGATAAGTGCGTCTTTTTCAGTTGTTCTTTGCCAAATTGGTCTAAGATAATGGAAGTTTGTGTATCCTGCTTGAAGTGTTCCAATGAACGTTGCAACCTTAATTCTTGATTCAAAATCTTCTTGATTAACAACATTTGAAACGTTCACTTCGCAAAGATTACAAAATTGGAATGGGCGAAGTGCAATCTCACAACAAGGATTAGTTCCCCAATCTTTATCGTTTGTAAAGTAGATTCCCGGTTCACCGGCTCCACTTGCTTCAATTCTTTTCCAAAGTTCCATAAAGTAATCTTTAGTAATCTTGTGTCTTACAAGTGCTGCCGAGTTGTTTGCTCTTCCTCTTTGTGGGTTAGTTTCCCACCAAGCCCCTGACTTACAACTAATCATTTCATCATCTGTTGCCGAGAATAAGGAGATAAGAGCTGCTCTGCGAATCCCACCTGCCAATACCGCATCAGCAATATGACAAACCATATCGTGAACCTCAATTGACCTTAACTTGTCCCCATCTTGTTTAGCATCTAAAATACCTTCAAGTTTAATCAAACACTCTTTAAGTGGTTGAGGACCTGGGGCTTTACCTCCTGATGTAACCAATCTCGCACCTTTTGCTCTGATGTCACTAAAATCAAACTCAATCTTTGAACCTCCGAAGAAGTATGATTTAACTAATACTTTAACCGCATCAGCCCATCCTTCAATTGAATCAGCAACCAACCATCTTCTTGTTCTTTCATTTGGTTTTCTAATTTCCGGTAAGAACTCTACGTGATGTTTTTGAACTGAATAACCAACACCCGTTCCACCTAACAATAAGAACATAATCTCTGAGAATACTCTCCAATCATCAACCGGAGCATACGCACAATTATAAATTCTGTTTGGTGAAATCTCAATTGGTTTTCCCGCAAACTGCATTGACCTCATAGATGGCAATACTTGTTTATTATAAACAAACTGATAATTGTCTCTTATCTCTTGTTCTAAATGGGGATACGATTTGATATGCATCTCCATGTTTCTTGTTACTAACTCGTACCAAGTTTCTCTTCTTTTTAACTCCGGCATGTACTTTGAATATTTCATGTGCACCGTTATTTCCGAGAGAATTCTGTTTGAAATTTCCATTTTAATTCTTTTTGTTTTTTATAAAAAATTGGTGATTTTAATATTAAATAGTGAGCCGCTTGGTTTGCGGCTCATAATTTGGTAAAAAAAATAAAGTTTTTTTGTGAAAAAGTAGATATTTAATTACTAAATATTTTGAGGATTTTGTTCTCTTTGTTTCCTTTTCTCCATCAATTCTTTAACTCTGTCTTTTTTTCTTTCTTCTTGTTGTTCTTCAAATCCTAAGAATGTTACTGAAGTATCTATATCTATTTCAAGTAATTCATTATTAAACTTACAATTCTCAAATACCACACCATCTTTACCCAATCTTGATTTTGTTATCGCAATTGTTGCCAAGTTCATTTCCTTTTGTTGTAAACTTTTAGCAATTGATATGATTACGTGACCGACTTGAGCTTTCTTGATTGACCCACCCATTTGGTCTGTCGTAACAACATCAGATGAGATTGAACTTCTATTGCCTTGTGTTGCCGTCCATCCAACCAAATCAAGTTCGTGACACATCGCCTCAAATCCTCTCATAACCGAACCTTCCGCTTTCCACTCATCTTTACTGGTTGATTCCGGTGTAACACAATCAATGTAGTCCAACATAATCAAATCAATCTTGTTTCCGTCAGCAATCATCTTTCTTACCATATTCTTTATTTGAGACATAGTGTAAGTGTCTGAAGCCAATTTCTGTAAAACCAACCTGTTATCCATTGAACTTTTAATCTCTTCAACTTTTGCAAGAACCGTTTCTTTGTGTTTGTTAAGATTATCCGGTTCAATTCCCGTCCATAAGGTAAAGTGTTTTCTTTGTACTATCTTTGGGTTGTCCTCAAAAAATATTTGTAAAACATTATATCCCAAGTTGTAAGCAGTATTTGCGATTTTGGTTAAGATAGTTGTTTTACCAACCCCCGTAGGAGCCAATATAACACCTATCTCACCCTTCGCAAGTCCACCCTTAAGTAGTTTATCAATACCGGGAATTCCCATAGGAATTGGATGTCTGTAATCCTCCTCAAGTACTGTATCAAGTCCTGAGAAGATATCAGTAATTCCCGTATCGGTTTGTCCCACTTGTAAGGCGTCCCTAACCAACCCTTCAACTTTGTCGTAAGATTCAAAGTCACCTTCAGTAATTATTTTTTGAGCTTTCTCCATTGCTTTCTGCAACTCTTGTTGTTTACAGAATTTCAACGCTTTTTCTTGGACGAATAGTGTCCCTTCAAAAGGTGCGTCTTGTACTTGTTTTAGTGTATCCAAAACAATCTTCTGCACCAATTCTTGTGATATCTCTGACTTGACTAATTGTTCTAACGTATCAAATGAAGGTGTTGATTCGTACTTCTTATAATACTCTTTTGTAAGTTGGCTAATAATTTTGAAATACTTGTTGTCGAAATAGTTACCATCAAGGACATCAATTATAGTACTTGAAAAGTTCTTGTCTACAATTAACTGATTAAGTAATTGTATCTGAAATGTGTTCCCTAAATAGTCAAAATTTTTCTTCATAGTATTTGTTCGGGTAAACCCCTTTTAATGATAAATATCTTTTAAGCCGTGCGATAATCCAAATATT